ACCATCACTCCTCTGATGAGTTTTACCTTCATCAGTTTATGTTCCGAGGCAGAAAGCAGTTGGCTGTTTAACACCGAAATCAACGTCTTGTAACGCCACTATTCTAATGCTTCCTGATTTAGACATTGCATAAGGATCAACAGTCAAATCAAGACCAGACCAGAACGCAGCTATCAACTGACTAAAGTCACCGAATAAGCAGTCGTTGTTTGTTAACTGGTTAGAAACAATTACTGGATAACCATTGATTTCATTGTTCGCAAAAACAAATTCACCTGATCCAGCATCTTTCTTAACGCTCTTCAATCCACCTCTAGCAGTCGCATTAACGATGTACTTGAGTGCGCCTTGATCAGCGTTAGCAACAGCAACGTCTGTTTCCATTGCGATCAACTCAGCAAAAGTACCAACGCCAGTGACTGTTGCAGTACCAATACCAGTTGTATTTGTAATACCAGTTGGCTGGTTAGATGAACCTGAACCGTAGATAGCAGCAGTATCTAGAGCAAGAGCAATTTGCTTCGCAATATCATTACGAACCATTGTCTCAACAGAAATGCTTGTCTGAAGGAGAAGCTTTCTTGTGTAATCAGTAGTAGCACCAATTGTCTTAGGTGTGAGGTTCACCTGATCGAAAGCCTGTTGGCTCTCAGTTACATCAGATCCTTCTCCAACCCAATAGGCGGTACTCGCTGAAGTTTGTCTGGGGATACTTACGTTTCCAGAAAGGCCATTCAAGGTAGTAACACCAGCCTGCATTACAGCCATTCTGTTACGAAGAATGTCTATAAATGAACCAGCAAGAAGCTCAGTCTCAACTAAGTTTCCACCAGCAGTTGCAGTACCTACGTTTAAGTCTCTTGTATATCCTTGGAGAACTTCGTTAGGAACCAAAATTCCAGAAGCAGGCTTGTCATAACGCTTTGCAGCTTCCTCAGAAACTTCACGCTCAAAAGCAGCAGCTTCTTGTGCATTTCTATCTGTTGGATTAGCTAATGCTGTAATAGCTCTGAGGAAAGAAAAGCGTTGTACTTCTTTTGCCTCTAAACCAACTTCGTTGGAACTTGGGTTCATGTCAGTTGACCGTATAGGAGTGTTGCTTGACTCAGACCTTTTAGAAATAAGGTCTAAAATTTCACCGTTAACTTCACTAACAGACTTATTGTCTTTAATGAATTTTTCGGTGAGGTCGTCTGCGCCATGTTGGCGACAAACGGCATAAATAGTGGAAGTACGAACTTGCTCTTCTTCAACAGCACGTTTTACTTCAGCCGCTGTATCTACTTCAACAGATCTCTCTGATGTTTCGACAGCAACTTCTGGAGCTTCCACGGCAGGAGCCGTATCCACCACAGTTTCTTGTGATTTTTCTTCCATAGATGGAACCGAGGGTGATGCGGTTTGTGCCGCAGAACGTATCTCCTCTTCAGGAGAATTGTTATCAATACTAATAGTATTAGGTTGTGAGGTTTCAGTCACCTCTTCAGAAGGTGAGATTAGTGACCGTCCTATGCCAACTGTAGGGTCAGCAGGTATGGGCGTTACCGATATCTCATGCACCATCCAGTCATCTGCAACGAACGCTCCGTCTTCTTCTTCCATATTCTTTATTTGATAACCAAACGATATTCCACGCAAAATTCCATCTTTTACGTCTTCTAAGACTTCAGAAGCAAATTTATTGCGTGAAAAACGTACTTTTGCATATGCACGTTTTTTATCTTTATCGATATACGCACGTTCAACAATGCCTATATGTCTATCTGGATCATGGTTCCAAAGGAGTGGTGCAGCACCAGAGTTAAGACGACTAAAATCAATTGATTTGTCATCATGCTTTAACACTTCTTTACCAAAATATCTTTCTACTGGATATTCAGAACTAAATGGAAATTCAAAAGTTCGACCTTTGCCAACACTTCTAAACTCTGTGAGTTCTGTTCTTTGATATTTTTCTAAAGGATCTCTCCTTTCGATAGATGTTTCTTGTTCCATGTTTTCAGAAGAACGAATTGGGCTGATTTTAGTCAACGTGCTGAACTTATGACCAGCATAAGTATCATCAGTTTCTTCATTATCCCTATAAATCTTTATTAGTGCAGCAGGATCATCTTCTGTACCCTTAATTGTAAACTACTATTTGGAACATCAATAGAACCATCTCTAGTAATTTTTGTAATTCTGCCTGCTGCTCTACCACCTGAAGAAGACCAAGACACAAAATCACCAACACTTAATGCATTAGGTTCTGCTCTTTCATTTTCAGTAGACATAGTACGTTCCCTAGCTTTTTTAATTGAATTAGATTTTGATCTGGCCCATGTTTGACCAGCATCGCCACCCCATGCGGCCCATGCTACTCGACCTTTAGAAGGATAACCTTCTTCACTAGGACGAAAGCCTTTTCCTGATTTGTCTGACTCATGTCTAGCAAACCATGCGTTCATTGTAATAACAACATCAGCAGACATTTCGCTTCCACTCAATATTTGTGTTGCTCTTCTTGCAGCATCATCAGTTCCACCAGCTTCTCCCTCCTTTTTCCATTCCTTATATCTCTTTGCTTCCGTCTTCATTCCAGAAGTAGGAGTCAAATTAATCTCAGTTCCATTTACATTTGCCATTACTTCTTCCTCCTCTTACGAGTAGTAGGTTTACTTTTGACTTCAGCTTGACCTACATCTAATGCAAGTTCTTGCTGTACTGGCTCAAATTTTAAATCCTTATCAAGAGTTATATCTAAATTATTTGCCACTTCTTGTTCTCTAGACAACTCAGCAGCTATATCGTCATAATCACCACCACTTGTTGCTGCTATCACTTGTGACTTAGTCATATAACCAGCCTGCTCTGCTTCTCTATAAGCTCGCACCTCTTTTAAAGGATCTACATAGTGTTGTGCTGGTGGAGTCCATCTTGGCTTGCAATATCTCATTGGCCTTGAAGAATAATCAGCAAAATCAAGTTGACCACTTAAAACAGCCAATGAAAGCCACTCTTTAAACACTCGATAATGAAAATTATCTATTAAATAACGCTGAACAAATCTCCAATGTTCCCTATCTTCCAACAACGACAACCTTGAACTTGAATAATTAGTTTCACTAAAATCTTTGCTAATCGTTTCAAAAGAACATCCAAATCCAGTAGCAAATCTGCGAATTTTATTCTTGACGAACATTTCATATTGCTGACTTGGATAATCAATATCTGGAACATGAACTGATTCGCCAGGCATTAAATAATTCCATTGACCTGGCTGAAAATCTTGTACTCGTTGACCAGTTTCTACGTCATCACCAATTAACTCTCCTTCATTATTCTGCACAAACCCCATGATACTTGCAGCCGCCCTAGCTCTAATAACAGCGGCTTCTTCATAGCCTTGCAATTGATGGGCATCAGCCATAACACTATGGAACCAAGGCACACCTCTGTTCTGACCTGGCCTTTCAGGCATGAACAAATGAATTACATCTTTAGCTGGTAAGAAAATATGATCTTTACCTGCATTGGTAGGATTTAAGTAATAAGCATCTCCTGGATGTCGAGTTAAAATTGCATATCTGGTAGGTCTTCCCCATTCATCAACTTCCACGCCATTTCTCCACTCATTATTTTTTGCAGTTACCTTGCCGTTATATTCTTCATCTAATAAATCACTTTCAATTAATTGAAGAGCTAAAGGAACACCAGCCTCTCCAAAAGGCTTACGAACAATTCTAAATATTGCCTCTCCAGATTCAGGTAATGCACCAGTGGCTAACCATTCAAATTGGTGAAAACTATGACGGCCTGCTGTATCACAATTCTCTGGCCTACACCAATTAGCCCATGCTTCTTCAATTGCTTTATTAGCTCTTACATCTCTTTTATTTCCTCTTACTTGAGTAACTAACGACTGAAATTTCATTCCAGTTCCAACAACATTTATTTGTGTCGTTCTTTTTGCTTGCTTTGCGTAAGGATTATTCCTAACCATCTCCCTACTTCTATCTCTCAACTTCCTCAGACTTCCTCTAATTTCAGCGTCAGCACTTAACTGACTACTCATCCAATTAGCTGTCAATCGATCTGATACCGCACCTTGATACGCTCTAATTTGTCGCTTTGGTTTAACGATGTCTGAAACAGCAGATTGAGCGAACCCATCTCCTGATGTCCAGAATCCTTTCCAAGCATTTACAATTCCCATTGGTTTTCTCAGTTAAAGCGAACAAACAAATTGCGAGGATTGCCAAGTCCATTGGCTATTTTTTCAGAAGCTTCTTCTCTAGCCAATTCAGCCTTTAGTTTGGCTTCTAATTGGAATAATTCTGCTAATTCATATTTTTTTGCTTGTCTTGTACCAATTTTATATTCTTTTACGCCTCCACCTGACGCAACTGCACGAATTGCTGTTTGAACTTGATCTAAATCTTTTCTAATCTGACTTCTGCCGTCAAAAGCAGCAGCCGTACCGCTATAAGCAAGAGAAGGTAAAACTTCAAACTGACCACTTAATATTGTTTGTTTTTCTGCTGAAGATTTATCAGCAACTGCTTGAAAGTACCAATTTCCAGCGTCAAAATTAGCTGTAACAGTCGATGCAACCGAAAATTGCCAACCCGATAAATACGCTGTGCTGGTCACAGTTGCCCCTTCAGCAGCAGTATTTGTCCTCAAATAATAAGTAACTGACCAATCTGTACTGGTAATAGCATTACCAAATACGTCTTGTGTCTCCGAATCTCGCCACTGAAGTATGTCTCCAGCACGAACTTTAGAAGGAATAGTCATGTTTAATCACCAATTAGCGACAAAACTACGCTTTTTAGCTGCTTTTTGTCTCCCTGATCTTAGCGGAACCTCCTGCTTAGGCTCTTCAGGGTTACGCTTCTTTTCTAATTGATCCCAAATTGTTCTTCGATCATATCTTTGCTTAAACCTGCAAAACGCAGCGTAGGCATACACCATTTCATCTAAAGCCTCGTTTCTAGCATTACTTTTTTTAACCCAAACTCGTTCTTGGTATCCGTGTTTATATCTCAACACTTGTCTTTCTGCTGTTAACTCTTGAAAGTAATCGGTGGTGATTGTTGGATAAAAATGTATATAACCATCACCTAATTCTGCATCTTTTAACCTGTTATGAAGTGTTGTCTTTATAGTATCGACCCCGACAGGGA